GAATGTTTAACGCTCTTATGTCTTCTGGACCCATGAATGTTGATTCTGCTTTCGTTAAAAACCAACAACCTTATTTCCGTTTCGTCATTACCATTTCAAACGTTGACCCTGCCACTTTCACCTTGGTTGGCAATAACTTTACCAAAGCTTACGAAGACGCGTTTAGAAGTAGACTTATGTCCATCCATTTCGAGAACACCTCCTTTAATGCCAACTTGAATCGCTATCAGCAGACTAGTTTTTCGAATAGATACTCTATCGCTGGCAAGCCCATTGGATTTAATGACATCTCCCGCACACTAATAGCAAGATACCAACAGTTTGACAAGCAGTACCAAGACAGTATCGATCGTGCCATGAAAGCGATCCAAGCCAAACAGCAAAAACAGGCTAGTGGTGATCCCGTCACCATCTCGTTTAACGGACCTCCCGCTGCAGGGAAGACCTACCTCTCGGATGAGATTTGTCGTTCCTATGCCAAACTTCTTAAAATCCAATTTGTGACGGTCACCGAGGAATTTAAGAAACAACCTTTCCCGGCACTGTACCTCCTTAATGACCTGGTTCTTGAGAATCAAGTTAAATTCATACAATTCTACGATTCCCTTGGCCCGCGCGATGTAATTATTACCACCAACAACTTAGAGTTTAAATCCTATAAACCTTATCGCTTTACCACTTTCCTTAAAGGCTTAACCTACGACCATTACGTCTATTCAGATGAAATTAAACAACACGGCGTTTACCGCAGACTCGGTGTTTCCCAGCCTTACTGGCACCAGGGAGTCGGTCATGTTGTTGAAAGTAGTGGACTTTGTTATACCATGTTCAACTTCGTACCTAAACTTCATGGAGAAAACAGGACTAGAGAGGAGGTTTTTAGAGAAATAGCTGATCTCATCCAAAGAAACAACAAAGAGGCAGTTCAAGTAATCCGTACTAAAGTGCTTCCCGAGGTCACTAATGCTTCACTCGAAATTAAACTGAGTGAAATTACTAAGGAAAGAGCTATTGCCGCTTACACCGGCATTGGCGCTGGCGGTGACTATGTTATCCTGCGAAACGGACTTACTCCGAACGTGCTTGATCAGCTCTTTAAGGAACAACAAAA